ACCTGTGGTTGTTTCTGAGGCTTGCGCTGAAACAATTGACTCACCAAAGCCGTTTGCAGAAATACCAGCGTCAGCAGTTACAAAAATAATAAATGCTCCATTAGGTAATGCTGTTTGTCCTGAAGTAGTCGCGGTAGCGGTTGCAGAGGCAATTACTGGTGCAGCAAGTGCGCCTGAGTAACCTGATGCTGTTCCTCTCGCCATTAACATCATGCGCTCTTCCATAAGCATTGTTGCATATAGAGTTGAGGTTGATGATAGTTGGCGTAGGTCTTGATATCCCATACCTGAGAAGTTTGCATCGAATGAAACTGAATCAGATAGTGAATATGAGTTGTAAGGCAGCACTAAATCATCTGCGGTGTAAGAAATCTTTGGACCACGCTCAAAGTTAATTGAACCAAAAGCAGTAGTTGTAGATTCTGTAATACCAGGCCAAACTTGAGCTTGTCCACCTGTTCCTGTACCAGTGTATCCAGTAATTCTTTTTACACGGTGAGAAGTACCGACACCTTTTTTACGAGGAATACGGTTACGGAGTGGGGTTGGGCGAGGTGTTAATAGCTTTGATGGCGCTTCTAAGTCGAAGGCAGCGAAGCTTGTTGATAATGGTGATGTAAGTGTGATGTCTTTTTGGATCTCTTGCATTGCTACTCTTTGTGAAGCTAATGCGTTATTGAGACCTGCTAAGGCATCAGGGGTTAGAGACTTGCTTGCAGCAAGTGCCTCTAGTTGAGCGAGTGGATCGGCGGTTGGAGCTTGACCCGGTACAGATGAAGCATTGCTAAGAGATTTACCGAGAACCTCGGTGTATTCCTCCATATGCTTGGCAGCCTCTACTGGGGTAGCGTCGCCGAACAGATCCTTCGCGCGTGGCATTTCGGCCATTTGGTTGTTTCCTTTCGGTTAGTTTGATTCAGTTAAGGATTTTGATTTTTCAATATACTCTTTGTGAAGAGCTCTATATCCTTTAACTAGATCAGGGTCGGTTGATGCGTCTGCTTTAGCCTTGTATGTTGCTGCTTTAACTAATAAATCATTTGACGCGTGATCTATCGGTTTGATTGTCCTTTTTGGACCACCTGCAACAGCGAGAGACTTAGCTGTCGCTAACTCCGACTCCAAACTTATCGCTTTGTTAGTTGCCGCCTCTTTTGCGGACACTAACGCATTGATCTCTGTTTTGAGAGACTCGGTAGCTACCTTGACTGCTTTCTCAACGATGGCATTTATTTCCTCTGATAAGTTTTCATTATCAGAAATTGTTTCCTCTGTTGAAGCTTCTTCTTTCACTTCTTCCGGAGTTTCTTCTACTGCCGGAGTTTCTGTTTCAGCCTCAGCAGATTTAGGAGTCTGATCGGGTGAAATTATTTCAGCGGTTGATACATTTGATGGCATAGCCACATTAGCATTATCTCTAATTGTTTTTAAGCCATGCGTAGTTCCTACTGCATTGCAACCACATTCTAAACACTTAGTTGTATTAGCAGATTTCTTTTTTGCCTCTGCTAATTCGTGACCAGCACCAGAGCCAGCGCGACCTTCGGCACTTTCTTCTTCGGCTGATTCACCGTATTGTTTTTCCATATCTTCGTCTTCTATTTCAATACCCATTTCTTTGCACATGGCTTTGCAACCATCAAGGGCTTCTTTCGCCATCATGTAATTGTTTTTGCATTCTCCGTATTGTTTTAACATATCTTCTTTAGACGGCTTCTCTGAAACCGCTTTATCTTCTTCTTTGTGTTCCATTTTTTCTCCTTTTGCGGTTTCTACCGTTTTTTTGTCTGTTTCTTTTCTATATGTTCCTCCGCGAGATTTGTATTCACGGACTATCCATGCGTTGGCTACGGCTGATGGATAAACATCGAACTTTTGTTTTGCCTCTTGTTTAATTCTGTTGTATAACTCAGTATTTGATGGCTCTGAACCTTCTCCGCCTGTATTGATTGCCTCATAATTCGTTTCTTCTTCTTTAATAATAAGCTCCTCGACTTTCCACATACCTGTTTCGCCGTCTACGCTTTTTGCTAATACAAGTTGGCAATTAGGATTCGCTGGTCTGTCTACTAAACTTACTTCAACGATCTGTCCATCTACAATTCTGCCGTTTGCTGCTTTGTTGTCGCGCACAACTCTAGGAGATTTGATTCCAATAGAGAATCCTCTTAATACTCCTGCGTCTACTTTCTTTACTGAAACTGGATCAACAACAAGTGCATGTATGTAATGCCCATCTTGTTTTTTCTCATATTCTTTTGCCACTCCTGCTGCAATAGATGAATGCTGTTCTCTTATGTTGCCGCCAGTTTTAAACCACTCAGGCATTGCGCGATCTAACCAAATTGGATCGCAAATTTGCTCGTCAATATCTAATGAATCGTCTGTTGCTTTTCCGTAAACCATTAAAGTTCCATCAGCGTTTCTGTCTGCTTTAACAATACTAAAATACGCGGTGGTTAAATTACTCATTGACGATTTATCCTTTTTCTTCTCTCTGTTAGAAATTCCGTTTGCCCAAGATCGACCAGCGTCGCCCCCCCATAATAGCCAAGCTATATATCCTGCGCTGTCAACCCCCCACCCTTCTCCTTTTTTGTCCACTTCGTGCCGGGCAAAATAAGAAACCATGCGGTTGATTGTGTCTAATGATAGCGCCTTACCGTTAGATAAATCTCGCGCGCGCGCGACCCCAACTTCAGTGCCTCCTCGCCCATGCTTTTTTCTAAGCTCTAAACCGCGAGCGGCGTTATTTCTAACTGCTTGCGGTGGAACAAATCCTTCAGCCATTTAGTAAGTCATGGCGTGTTTTATTTGTTGTTGCGCCATTTTGCTCCTTTATTTATATTGTTTTTATTGCTCGTTAATCATACATGTTTAAATCAGACAAGTCTCCGCCGTTTAATGTATCTAAAAAGTCTTGTCCTCCACTTGGGTCGTCTTCAACCCCACTAATTACTGGTAGTAAGGCGCATCTGCAATTAGGGTGTACTGGAGGTTCTGTATCGCCAGAGATAAATGGTTGCCCTACTCTAACCACTTGTCCATCATTGATTTCACACTCGTCGCATGGGTCTGAGGTCAGCCATTCCACTTCTTCAAGCTCCGCTTCTTTGTAAGAAGCTAGTGTCGCAATACTCATTGCGCGGTTCTGCTCAGTAACCGCTATTACTAACGCTCGCGCTGGATCACCTATCTTTTCCGCTATAACTTTTGCAGCCTTGTTGGGTGAGAATCCTGCAGCTAATGAATCTGCCAACGCTGTTCCAATACGATCGTATCCTGCCTTCGCTATTGTTTCGCTTGTAATTCCAGCTTGCGCGAGTAACCGCCGGAAGGCGTCAGTAGGGCGTAGCAGTAGAGAAGCAGCTAGGTTACCGGGTTGCCACTTGCTCCAGTCCACATAGTCGCTCGCCTTTTCTGTATAAGCTAGTTTCCTGCGTTGCGCTCTTTGTAGTCTGAGTATTGCTTCCTCAGCCGAAACTTGTCCTAAGGCGTAACCATCTGCCCAAGTTTTAATAAGCGCAGCCACGATTGGTTCTTTGTTAACCTTTACATTCATCATAGCCCAAGCTCTAGCGCGAGCGCGGTCTTGCGTATTGTTGTCGCTGATTAACGGTTGAGTTTTTTGGTAATCCTCAAATATTTCTTTTGCGTTGATAGAGCTTCGTAATGAAGCTCGTATCTTCGGTGCATTTTTGGCCGCAATACGCATGTCTGCTTTGTGCGCGCCCCATTTCAAGATAGGTAGGCTTTAGCCAACGATCTCGCAGTCTCGAGGTCGCCCTCCATGGCGCAACGGTTTAGAGCTTCAGCGACTACTGGGTCAAGTGTTTTAAACTCAAAGTCTCTTTTGCGCTTGCCCTTGTTTGCCCATTTCAAGAAAGATTTGACTTCCGCTTCTACCTCTACTTTTGGTTCTTCGACTTGGTCGTTTCCGTCTGTATCTAGTTGAGGTGCGCTGATTTGTTGCCCTGGGTCAATAATGCCATCAGGACTAAATAGTAATACTCCTGCTCCTGTTACTAATAACGGCATATCAGCTTGAGGGGTGTCGAGTAGGGGTAGTCCTAATTCGCTTCGGTGTTCGTTAATTGTCTTGGCTCCAGATGTAACCTCAATTTGAGCTTTCCGAGCGCTTGATTCGTCGTCTTGTCGCTTGCTAGGTAGCATTCTGAACTCAAGCTCGCGAGGCATGTTTAGGTATGCGTAGGAGATGTTAGTAAGAGTCTTGCTCAACCAAGTAATGATCGGTTGTACTCCAATAGCCTCTGCGTTACCAGCTTTTCCTTCTTCGAACCCTTTACCGCCTAAACCTGCTTTTGGGCTATATCCAATTTCAGTAGGTTGCACTCCAAAGTGTCCGCAAATTGAAGCTATTAAGAAATCGTCTAAAGTATCTTTAAACTTTTCTCCGTATGTTTCATTTACAACCGGGGTAAGCCCTTGCGGCAAGATTCTTGCGCGCTTGCGTTGCTCCGTCTGTCCAGCTAAATCATCATTAAGTATATTTTCATAAGCTCGTATTAAGTCTGGATTCTGCCCCCATACTGCGTCGGTTGTAAACATAGTTTCCGGAAGTACGCCATCAGTATATTCAGCGCGTATCCATTGTTGTCTTCTCAAGTAGATATCTGCGAGCGCTAAACTTCTTTCTACCGGGCTGTAGCCATAAACGCTGATTGTTCTGCGATTGCGCGGCACATAAATTAAATCA